TTTCTTGATTATTATTCCAATCATTGTCTGTTATATGCAATAATATCATTCCAGAGTTTTCACATTTTTCTGTTTTTCTTAGATGATATTTTTTATCTTCAATTAATAATCCGTTTTCATCAAAATCATTTTTTCCATAAGAATGCCAATATAGCCCATTATGTTCTATTGCTACTTTTTTACTAGGTACAAAAATGTCTAATTCACTTCCAATAACACTAGTATCATTTTCAAATATATCAAGTTTTAATTCATTTTTTATGAATTCTTTAATTGCTCTTTCTTCTTTACTAGTTTTAGTATATTGCCGTATAGATATTCCATTATCCAATAATCTTAATTTTATAGTTCTTGGATTTACGTTTAATTCAAGCGATATATCTTCTAATGATCTTTGGTTTTCGATATATTCTTTTTTAAGAAAGTCAATGTCATTTATTTTTAATACGGTGTTATATGGTATATGTGCAGATTGTGTGTTTTTCTTTCTTTCGATATTATGTTTTTCTAACCAATAGCATACTTTTTGCTTTGTGGTTTTATTTTCTTCTGCAATTTGAATTGTGCTTTTGTTTTCAACAAAGTATTGGTTATACAACCACATGTAATCTTTTAAATTAGATGATAAAATATTGTTTATTTTGGTTATCTCAAACTTTTTTAGATATTTCCATATACAAGCTTCGCTTACGTTTTGATCAATTGATATTTCACCTTGCGTTTTATTTTTATTAACATATTGATCATACAACCATTCTTTATTTTTATATAAACTCATAATTAGTCCTTGTATATTAACATATGAAGTATATTCATAACATATCTATATATATTTGTCAAGGATAAAATAAAAAACGCCCCGAAGGGCGTTTTTAATATTTTTCTGTGTCACTTCATATTAGAAGAATGATAGATTACCAGTTGTTACTGCTATCTTGTTTAGATAGTCAGCAGCGTTACCAAGCGATGAAGCTGCGTTTGTTAGTTCAACATATCCATAACGTGTCATAAAACCAACAGTTGGTTCAAAAGTATTTGGATCAAGAACAGTTCCAGTACTCATTAGAGGAATATATGGGCAATAGAATGCAGCAGCATCCGCTTCGCTTGATCCCTTATAACCGACTAGAATAGTGTCGTCGGTTGCATACTGGTTAACATAAACTTTCATTACGTTGTTTAGAGTTCCAACTAGTTTGGTGTTTGTTGGGGCTTCGAATGCACCTTCTGTAGTTCTTGCGAATGCAGAAGTAGTTGCAGACTGTAGAACAGTTAGCATACTTGGGCTAACAACCAACCAGTTACCAGCACCACGACGTGTGCGGGCAGCAATGTCGTTTGCCGCTTTATTGATTAGAACTGCAAGTGCAGCATGTTCGTCACCAACGAATGTAGCAGTTCCACTTACTGCACCTTGGTCAAAGGTGTATGCTGCGGTGCCAGCTAATGATGAAAGTGAAGCAAGAATTTCTTGGTCAATTTCAGTGGTGATTTCTGTTGCTAAAGCAGCCATTATTTCTGCTTCAACATCAATGCCGTGCATTGCTTGTGCATCCTGTGCAGCTTCAAATGTCCAACGTGCTGACAACTTACGAGTTTTTGCTTCGACAGTTTGCTTCACGATTTGGATATTCAACTTACGACCAGCAACACCTTCCAATGTGCTTGTTGCAGTTGCTCTACCAGTTGCAGCATCACCAGCATATCCGTTAGCGATTGCGAATGGTGATAGTGCTTCTTGTCCAGCAGTAACGCCAGCGGCACTTTCTGCATAACGAACACGTAGTGTGTGGATTTGTCCAACTGGACCAGTCATTGGTTGAACGCCGACTAGTTCGTTTGCAATAACAGTTGGCATAACACGACGAATAACAGGTAGAATTACCTTGTTTAATGTCGCTACGTTACCAGCCATAGTTGCACCAGTTGATGCACTTTCCATAAGTGATCTTTTAGTGTTTTCTAAAACAGCTTCCATAACTGTTTTACGATTTCCTGTCAGCCCGTCAGTTAGTGCTTCTTTAGTAGCTGACCAATGTTCAAATAGATTTGCCATATTTTTCTCCTTAGCTAAGTCCTGCTAATTTTTTGATTCTAATAATTTCGGCGGAACCTTCAGTCTCGGTCTGGGTTCTTGAAGCTCTATCCCCGGTAATAACTGTAGTCATTTCGGTTAGCTTTGCCTTGCTCTGTGAAGTTTTTACTTTTTCTGACAACACAGTTGGCAGATACTTGTCATATGCATCGCGTAGTTTTTCTGTTTTCACAGACTCTAACAACGAATTCATTACTTCACGTTGATCCTTGTTTAATGGATTAAGCATTTCGTTCATGATTGCTTTACGATTGCTTAAATCTTTTGCGATTTTAGTTTCACGCTTTGCTTCCATGATTGCTTTATCTTTATTTACAAGAATTTTTTGATTCTCATCAAGTTTAGATTTAATTTGTTTAACTTGACGCGAAAGTTTTGAAACTTGAGTTCCTTCACTCATTGCACTAGTCATAAATTCGGCTGCGAAAGTTTCGAAAATCTTTCTACCAAAATTATTTTCTTTTGCTGCACGAATATCTTCTTTTAGGACATTTATTTCGCCGCGTAGTGCACTTTCAATAAGCTTTTCCGCTTTAGCAGCAGCGTTCTTTACGAATTGTGCTTTTGCTTCTGCAATTATTTGCTTACCTTCTTTAACCATACGTATTCTTTGCTCTACAAGAGCCTTTTTATCTATATGGAATTCATTTAATTCTTCTGTTAGTTTATGTAATACAAACTCTTCGAGTTTACCGAAGTTAGCCTTTTGGGCTTTTCTGTCGTCTCTCAGTTCAGTAACTTCTTTTGCCAAAGCTTCTACGATTTTCTTATCTAATGATTTAGTATGCTCGCTTATTGCTTTTTTATAAGATATTTTTTCTTCACGTAGTGCTTTTTTATCATTTGCAAATTCAACCAATTCTGATTTAATTGCATCTGCAAGCATTGCGTCCATAGCTTCTACGATTTGCGATTTGTCATTTTCATAACGATTGGCAAATTCTTCACGTAGTTCTGCAGTAATTTCTTCACGCATGTCTGCTAATTTTGCATTCCATGCTTCCGAAACCGAAGTTCTTACTTCTTCTGAGAGAAGTTCTGAGTTCAATATTTTTTCAAATGTTTGAGCCATTATTTTCTCCCCAGGTCTCTTATGAACTTTACGACCTCTTCTTGGAGGTAGCGTTGTGCTCTGGAATCGTGTTTTACCGCAGTAGCAACATCCCACATAACATTTCCTCTACGATGATTCATGAGTTGTTCATAAATCGGTGTAGGATATGCTTCGGGGGCACTTGGATTTGCTACAATATCGACAGTAATAATTTCAAAATTACTAACCTGTCCATTTGCATCAACGTCGCCACTGCCACGAGAACTAACACCTAATTTGACACCACTTTCCAATAGTGTCTTGCAAACATTGCCCATTGGGGTAGGCAACATTTTTAATTTACCAATGCCATCATTTCCGTTCATATTCATGTCAACAATGACATGAGACACACGGTCAAGATTTATATTAAGGTCTTCGGGATGATCTGCCTCACCAAGAACACTATATCCGTTAGTAATACGCTCTTTGAGTGTTTTTACTGCCATGTTAATTTCATTAACTGGATATACTCTTTGGTTTTGGTTTTTTACACCACCTTGTATGAAAATACCACGCATATATAAATCTTTTCCTCCACTGCCATTGTCAGCGGATTCTGTAATTATGTTTGCAGAAGCAGGTTCAATAAATTCTCTTAGTGGTGTGATCATCACAAATTATCCCTTCATCTTACGAACTGATGCTGGTTTTAGTTTTGAGTCAACATCTTGTGGACCAGGGACACCAATTGGTTTTGCTTTTATTGCTTTACCACCAGTTTCTTCGCTATTTTTAATAGCGTTTTTCATTGGGTTGCCTAGTTTATTAGAGTCTTTTACTTTTGCGAATGGTGATGCTTTACCATCGTCTCCACCTTTTAATTTAGGTGCAGAAATTTTGGTCAAGGTAGCACTTTCTTTGATTTCTTCTTCGCCTTCATCTTCTGATTTTTCTTCTGAACCATATTCATAGTCGTTAGCGTCGTATTCATCTTCGCTTTTTTCTTCTGAATTTGTTTCACCGACTAAATCAGCAAATGCTAGTTTTAATTCTTTCAATGCCTCTTCGACATTCATAAGTGCTTCGGCAGCAGGATTTTCACTACCTTCTGAATCCATGTCCATGTTCATTTCATCTTCTGAATCCATGTCCATGTCCATGTCCATGTCATCTTCTGGACCCATTTCGTCGCCCAAATCGACTTCTGAATCGAACTCGTCTTCATCTTCGCCTTGTTCATACATTTCTTCATTGTCGATTTCGTCATTTAGACCCTCGACATCAAAATTGTTTGTATCTTTTTCTAAATCTTCTTCAGCATCGCTGGTGTCGAAATCATATTCGTCATCCCAGTCAGCTTCGTTTAAATCACGCTCAATATCTTGATCTTCTTTGATCATATTAGCGTAAATCCTACGTGCTTTTTCAACAAAGATATCATGAAGTAGCTCACTTGCTTTATCGCTCTCTTCATTTATCATAAGTTCAAGCACCTTTTCTAACTTTTGCTTGCTCATTTAAATACTCCTTAATGATTTTGACACAGCCATGTCATTTCTCAATCTAATTTATTTAGGTATGTTGCAAAAAAACACTCTTAAATACCCAAAAAAACGATCTTTTTGTAAAAACGTGCATAATATTAATTACTATGCACATCTGTTTTATTTATAGAATAATAAATACTTTTTAAATTCCTAGATCAGCTTCGCCTTCGGTACTACCATAAATCTTTTGTAGACGTTCACGATGAACCTGATTTTCTAATTCTCTAAGTTCACGTAATTTTCTAAGCTTATTAAGATGCTTTAATGTAAGCCGTGGTCGCCTTACATCGTCAACATTTCGTTTTGTATAATTATCATTCTCTGCATCATAATATTCGCGAATTATTTTCATCGTTGTTGTCCTTCTTGCCCACCTTGTGCGGGAGGTGTTACGCTACCAATTGGAGATACACTAGCTTCTGGAGCACCTTCGCCACCTAATTCATCGCCAACTGGTTCTCCCATATTCATATCGCCAAAATCTTCAAATTCATTTCCACGAATACCAACATCGCTAAGTCCCATTTGATCTCCCAAATCACTAGGTTTAATTTTACCTTTTGGATTTTCTTCCATATACATTTGTTCATTTTCTAGTATTTCAGCAGGACTTAATCCAAGATATTTCTTCAACAAGAATCTACGACTTAGATACTTAGAACCTTCAAGTTGTCCAAATACACCAGCTTTTGCAGAATCAAGTTCAATTTGTCTATATTGACTAAAGCTTTGTGGCTCAGTGAATATTAAATCAAACATACTAGCGTCTATGTTAAATCCTCTATGCTTCAAAAATCTTTTAAATTCACGATCAAATACTGGTTGAATTATATTTTGTAATCTTTGACAATATTTGTTGAATCTAAATTCTTGAATAAATGCTGTTCCAACTCTACCGTCAGTAAACACAGCACCACTATCGTCTGAACTTAATGGCATGTAAGAAGATGGAATACGCAATCCACGCATCATTTTATCAGTGAAGAATTTTAAATCACTAATTTCACCTAAATTGTCACCACCTGGTAATACTTCCACCTTTGAACCGCGACCATCACTGTTATGAACATAAATTCCAGCACCAAGACCAAACCAGTGACTACCAGATTCACTTTCAATTGTAATATCACCAGTATCTATTGTGTAATCTAATTCAATTACCTCTAATATTTTATGGTTTTGACGAACTGCAACTTTATTAGAATATTTTGGTATACCAGTATATTCTACTTTCCAATCACCAAAAGTTTTATAACCAATTAC